CTATCAAGTTCGGGTAGTTAGAGGTTAATCATGGCAGGAGCATTAGACACAGCATTTAAAGCAATTGCCAAGCAGGTCGTATCTGATCTTGGAGCAGCTTTAGATACTACGATTACTTATTCTGTTAATGCAAAAGGCAGTTATAACATTGCTGCTGGAAAGCAGTTGATTTCAACGACAAGTTATGCAGATATAAAGGTTCCAGTTGAATTTATACAGGCAGAAGAGGATGAAGGGAGGGAAATAAGACGAGCAAAGTTATATATAACACCTGATTTGATAGGAGATCATCAACCTACATTTGAAGATGAGATTACGTTGAGTTATGGAGGGGGAAATAAGGTTGCACAGATTATTGATATAGATACAAAACGTGGTGGGCAAGTGTATCTACATACAATTCAGGTGAGATTCTGATGGCTAGAAGATCTGCTCGTAGAGGTTATGGCCCAAGGGGAACATCTTATACCGAGATGAAGGCAAAGGATTTTGCCGACATGATTAGAAAAGATATGGAAGAAACAATAGATGCAGATTTAAATGGATTTGTTCGTGCCGTTGTTAAAGATTTAACAACAGATGGGTTGAAAAATGGTATTAGTCCTGTTTTAACTGGTTTTTTTGCTTCTAGTTGGAAGGCTGATAACAATTATATTAAGAAAACAGATGAAAGAAAGAATTTTCCTCAATGGGCAAAAATAAAGACAGTAACGAGAGGGCCAAAAGGCGGCAGCAGAACTGTATTGGCTCCTGGTCAGAAATCTTTTATCGAACAAAGGCATCCTGTAGAGGCTAAATTCACAAGAAATAAAACAGTTTACATAGGGAATACAACTAAATATTCTTCTTATGCACTTATTTCTAAGAAGTCTAGGATTCCAGATTATTTCGCAGGTACATCTCCTGCGAAAAGCCTAAAAGCCAAAATAGATAGATTTTTTTCAGACAAACGTCCTGATATTAGAATTGGAGGGTCTTCTCAAGTTATTCCTAACACTAAGCCAGTAGAAAGACGTACTGGGTACAATAAGTATCCTTATCAGGACTAATAATGACACTTGTAAAAGTTCGAGCTGCTTTTGAAAAGGCAATTACCGATGCAGTGACGGATGTTGATCCCACTGTAAAGATGGTTTATGACAATACTGCTTATACGACCCCTGGGAAAAATGTTAAATACATAACGATGTCAATTAATTTTGGGCAATCTGCTTTACAGAATCAAGGTGCTTCTAGTGATTTTTATTCTGGGTCAATTCAATGTAATGTTCATGTTCCAAAATCAAAAGGAACATCGGTTTTAGCTGCAATTAGTGAATCTGTGATTGATGGTATTACTTCTGTTAATGCCTCTGATTATGTAGATACTTATAGTTGCAAACCTAGAACTAGGGACTTGAGTGGGCCTGGAGTTTTTGATACAGAAGATGAATCACATTTTATCGGAGTAATACTTTGTGAATTTTCTGCAAACGCTTAGTATAGTATTGTTATTCATTTAAAAGCATATTTATGGCTAAAGCCATTGAACTCCTTCGTAGTAAATTTGGTATCAGTCAATTATATCAACATGATGTTGTTAAAAATGGTGAAATTGTCTTAACTGTGTATTGGCATCCTTTAACAATTGCAGAAAGAGAATCAATCCAAAAGAAGTCAGGTATTGATGATGCTAATGGATTTGCCTTGGGCTTAATGATAGAAAAAGCTTTAGATAAGGATGGAAAAAGATTATTTCAAGATGGTGATAAACCTGCTTTAAGACGAGAAGTTGAAGCTGCTGTTCTACAAGATATACAATTAGCAATGCTCGATTCTGGTGCGGATAAGGAGGTAGAAGAGGCTGAAGCCGAATTGAAAAGCTAGAAGCGATTGGTATTTTTTATTTTCGTTGGCAAAAGAATTAGGAATGACTGTATCTGATTTATGCCAAAAATTAACAGTAGAAGAAATGACTGGATGGGTTGCTTATTTTTCTGTCAAAGCTGAAAAAGAAGAAAAAGAAAGGGACAAAGTTCAACGAGGTGCTGCTAGTAGGCTGCAAAGCAGGTAAACTAGGGAGATAGTTTGGGTTGGAGGAAAAATAAGTGGCGAATACTGGTTATACAAGGAATCTTACGTTTACGGTTAATGATAAACAGATAAAAAAAGCAACTGATAGGTTATTTCAAAGTTTAGATAAGATTGAAAAGAAGATAGATCAGGTAGTTGGGAAATATAACAGAGAAGTTCAAGTTACATATTCTGCTTCTGAAAGAGTTGCAAAATCAGTTAATACACAATTAGTAGCTTGGAAAGCAGTTCAAGAAACAGCGAAGATTGCTGGTGGTCTTGTTGCGGCTATGTATACAGGTCTTATCGCTGTAAAAGGTGGAGTCGAAGGATTGGTGAAGTGGTGGCAACAGTTAAACGAGACAATAGGTCAGACGTTACAAAGGCAGAGAAAACCTTTAAATGAATTAAATGCATTTGTTTCAAAATTAAGGTCTGAGATGGAGGGTTATCATTCCTCTAGTGAAAAAGCGAAAAATACAGCGTTGCAACTTGCCAGTGTTATCAAGGTACAAGTAAAGGAACAGGCGGCATTAAATAATTTAGTTAATCAAGGTTTAGGCCCAGTTGCTTCAGGTATGAGAGGAAGTAGAAATAGAGCATTTGGAAGGAGGTATGTCGGGACACCAGATGAAGAAGCTGCAAAGATGCGAAATCGTGCAATTAACGAAAGAAGATCAAGAGCTATTGATGCACGTTTTTGGAGAAGAAAAGCAAGGAGAGAGAAAGCAGAACAACTTTCTGCAAAAGAGCTATTACGTTTAGAGCAGGAAAGATTAGGGATAGTAAATGAACAAGTTAATGCAAAGATAGAAGAAACAGAAATAGAAAGAACAAATTTAGAGAAGTTAGGTTTTGGTAAGAAAGCAGATCCTAAAGGAGCTTTTGCAAGTCAAAGGGGAATGCCAGGGAGATTGGCTGGTGCTGGCCAAAGTGCATTAATTGGTGGAGGTTTTCCTCTCTTGTTTGGTCAAAGTCCTATGGCTGCTATTGCTGGTGGTGCTGGTGGTGCTTTAGGTGGCTTATTAGGTAGTGGTTTTGGCTTTGCTGGATCTATTGTTGGTACTGCTATTGCTAGTGAAATTGAGAAAGTAAGGAATTTTAGAAAGGCTGTAAGATCGTTAAATACTGATCTTAGAAATGCTGGTGCTATTACTGAATATAGCAGAAGAGAAATTAAACAATTAGGGAGAGATTTAGATATTACAAAAGAGGAAGCTATTGAATTAGCGGCATCTTTCAGTAAATTTGCTGATGTAGGAGGTCTTGATCTTGGAAGATTATTTGGTGATAGAGCTTTATTTGATGCGACTGTTGGATTGAATGATTTTTCAAGTACTTTGTCAAGGATTCAACAGCTTAGTGAGGAATTGACATTAGAAAAAGAATTTGAAGCGTATAAGATTTTAAGTAAAGAAGGTGCTGAAGCTGCAAATGATTTTATTGTTAACTCCTTAATAGCGTCTAAACAAACTCAAGTATTTGGAGAAAGATTTGAGAAAGATCTTAAACGATTAGATCGAGTTGGAAAGCTTGCTAGTAATCTTAGGACTTTAAATCCTTTTGCTGATATAAGCACTTTTGGTAAAGAATTTAGAGAAGTTGTAAATGCTTTAATGGCGGAGAACGATGAAATTCAAGCAATAGTTAATGATGCTACTAAACCTTTTGATCAAAAGACAAAAGAAATTGACGCAATTTTAATACCTTTACTAAAAGATACTAATTTATTAAAAGAAGCATTAAAAACATTACCTGATGATTTTGATTTAAGTACAGCTTCTGCAAAACAATTAGTTGATGCATTAAGTGAAAATGTGAAAAAATTAAATTATCTTGCAGAATTTAAAGCCCCAGACGAGGAATTAAGAAAACTATTAGATCCAATGAGGCAGGTTTTGGATTTAAGTGTGGCGATTAGAGATGGTTTCTCAGAATCATTTAAGGGAATTATTAAAGGAACAATGAGTGTGCAAGATGCGTTTGCAAATATGTTAAATAAGATTGCAGATCATTTCTTAGATTTTGCAGCACAAATAGCGGCAGCCCAGTTGCAAAAAGGATTTCTAAGTTTATTTAGTAATATGTTTACGATAAGTGATCCAGTAAAGAAGGGTTCTATTCCTCAAGTAGGTTATGCAGCATCAGGAGGCCCAGTAAGAGGAGGTTCACCTTACATTGTTGGAGAAAAAGGCCCAGAGTTATTTATTCCAAATAGTCATGGAAGTATTGTCCCTAATCATGATCTAGGAGGGGGAGCGAATATTGTTGTGAACGTAGATGCTTCTGGTTCGGCAGTTCAAGGTGATGGAGGGCAAGCTGAAGAATTAGGAAGTATGCTGGCAGCAGC